AGTTTCTTGCGCGTCGTCGTACGCAATTCCCTGACCTTCTGCTTTTACATCTGCGTTAGCAAAACCACTTAACATTACTTCTTCTTCAAAAGCTCTGTCAGATGATTCTGTTGTATAAATCTCAGCGTGCTGATTTTCATACCTTTTGTACTCTAGGCCGAATAGTGCATTCAAACCTGGTTCTAGTTCTTTAACTAGCTGTGCTCGTGATATTGCCATGTTATTATGCTCCTATTATTGCCATGTAACGGCGTTAGTCAAGTATTGGTTAAGATTCTGACAAACGATTACAGTGCTATTCGCTGCTGCTGTGTCGTTATTTTCAGGATCTTCTGCTGATCTCAATACTCTCCATTGATTGTTAGTGTCGTGTATAGTTCCGATTGTCAACTCTGAACTTGACTGACCAGAAATTTCTGATCCTGCCGCAGTTACAGTAACTCCACATGTTCTACCAAAATTAGCTGCAACTATTGCTGCGTCTGCACTAACTGAAAACAGTTGTAGAGGGTTGTCAATTACGAAAGCCGTAACATCTTCACTATTAGCCGGTGTAATCGGTTGATTATACCAGTTTGCCCATGTAGGTTTTTGAGTTGTCGCTGCATTATAAAAAATGCCGTTCAAAATCCCTATAGACGTATTTAGTATAGCCGCTTGTGCAGTTTTGATATAACCAACTTTGCTCTGTACTACAGAACCTTGGAATAAATCAACACCATACGCAGCGTCTATGTAGTATTTGCCTTGACCGCCAGCAGCGTCAGTTGAACCAACGGTACCTTGAGCTATAAGACCAAATCCTACAGTATTTCTATTTGCCATAGATATTTTCTCCTTATGTGACCTGTCCTTGCGGACCTCCAGTCACGGTTAATGTTATCGTTGGAGAAAGAAATATTATTTCTTTGTACCACCGAAGTTTTTGCTAGAATGCTCATATTTCATGGGCATTCTTTTATCCTGGTCCTTCAGTAAGTCGTTTTCTAAAGCTTCGTTTTGTCCTTCAGTTTGTTTATGCTGATAGTCAACACGTTGCTGCGCGAGTTCTTCCGGTATCCTTGCTAGGAGAAGGCCACCTACTCCAATGACTCCAGCGTATTTTCCGTCTAAGACAGCAGGGTAAGTATCAGCATCATATTCGTCAGCTCTCACTAACTCATAACCAGATCTCAATCTACCGTGAATACTTTTGGTATCGTTGAAACCCATTGACTCTGCTCTTATCCATCTGTGCCTAAATCCGTCAGGCGCTGGTGGTGCATCTAAAGATGATGGGGGCTTATACTCTTTTGGTCTTTCAGTCTTTGACCGAATATTAGCCGCACGTAAAGGTTTTTTTTGTTCTTCTTGTTGTTCTTTTTTCATATGCTTATGCTCCTTCCGTGAGTTTTAATTGTTTTGCATACTCTTCTAGTGGCACACCTAATTTTTTAGCTATTGCTACCTGTGAAGGTCTGAGTCTCACAGTTTTGCGTCCTTGTTTTACACTTCTATTCGCAGAAGCCACCGACTGAACGGGTTTAGACGTAGTTGTTTCAGTATTACCAAATTTATGAGGAAAGTCAACTCTAATCCTTTTGTCTATTTCCACATAGTACTCGTCACCTTTAGGATCAAAACCTTCTTTTTCTACTAAATCCTTATGAATTTCGAACGCAGTAAAAGTCATGGCTCTATCTTTTCCAAACCATGTATTTTTACTTGCCCAATCTTCAGCTTCAGGATCAGCTTCGGGAAGTGATCTAGGTGTCTGTTTCGGTAATCTACCACCATCAGATAATTCAACAGGAACGTCCTGTTCAACGTTTTGTTTTTGTTGTTCCATTCTTGCGTTTTCAAATGCAAGAGTAGCAACTTTTTTATTTGCTTCAACTTGTGCAGCAGCGTCACCGGCTTCGATAGCTAACGCAAGATCTTTTTGCGCAGACTCCATTCCAGTTTTTAGATTATTTTCAAACTTCTTACTATAATCTAAATCTACTTTTCTAAATCGCTCGTTATCAAGTTGTCTTTTTGTTTCTACAGCTCGAGCATATTCAACAGCAGACGCTTCTCTTCGCTCCGCTTCTCTCATCTTACGAGTTAATTTCGCAATACGAGCTTGAACGCCTTTACCATAATCTTCTAATACTTCGTCCTGTTTTCCTGTTTCCGTTTTTACTTCTTCTTTTACTTCTTCTACTACTGTTTCTTGTTCCGTGGTTTCTGGAGCAGTATCAATTACCGCTTCCTCTTTTACTTCCTCAATAGTTACATCGACCTCTGGTCCTGATGTATCTATATCGACAGGTACTTCTCCGCCTGTTTTTTTCTCTTCGTCTGGCATAGTGTCTCCTTCCGACTATGTTAATATTGGTGCAGGATATCTGTTGGATCCTGTACTGTTGCTAAAATTTCATCTTCATTTAAAAGACGAACTTCTCCACCTTCGATCTCAATCCTTGATCCTGCATAACGCGCAAAGACTACCCAATCACCGACCTTGCACCACGGACCATTGGGATATCTTTCTTTATCAACATAACATGCATCACCCATCGCAACTACGTTTCCGCATTGTGAGGCAACTTGTTGTCTGTCAATAGTTTCTGTTCCCATTATAATTCCACCATCAGTTTTTTCTTTCATTCTGAAAGGTAAAATTAACATTCTCCAGCCAGTAGGCATAGGAAGTTTAGTAGTCTCTTTAGTAACTTCTTTTTTAGGTTCTTTTTCGTATTTGTCTAATAATGCTGACTTAGTTTTTGGGACCTCGGTTGAGGTTGATAACGGTTCCTGTGTTGTCATTTTCTTCCTTATCGGTTAGCAGGCTAATGATTTCCTGACGCACTGATTCCAGTGCATTTATTTGTCCTATTATATACTTGTAAGTTTCCATACTGTCAACCCCTCCGGATGTAACAGATATAGCTAAAGAATTAACTCTTTTATCTAAAGCTCTTCTTAGTTTAGTTAGTACTTGTTCTGGTTCCATAGTTCCTTTCTATTTTGCTATTTTATCTTTATTTGGTCCTTTTTTTATCACATAAGATTGAGTTCCGCTAGCCCCTGTTTCAACTTCTTTTTTTAGGTCTCTAAACAAACTCATCTCTTTTATTTTCCTGTAATTTTTTTTTAAAAAGCTTTCGATAGCTTTAGTGTCTCTCACTAGCAATTCCACTTTCTAAGTGATTTAGATAATCTATCGTCACCAGTATTATTACTAGCTTTTTGTCTTTTTCTCATACCGGTCATTCTAGCACAAAACGAAGCTCTACGTTTAGCATCTTTAGAACCTTTTTTTAATTTTGAAGGTTTAGTAGTTACTGCTGTTTTAAGTTTTGATCCAGGGTTAGCTTTTCTGTAAGATGCTACACCTTTAGCGTTCAGTCCACCTGATTTAGATTTACCTTCTTTTCTAGTCCAAGCTGCAGTAGCCATTACGCCTTCTTTTTTATTATTTTTTTTAATACCTTAGCTTGACCTGCATGTAACTTAGATGCTTTTACTAAAGCTTTAGATACTTTTTTAATTTTATTTTTTTTTAATTTATTCATTATGCTTGAGATTTTTCAATTGCTTCTTTTGTTGGTGCACCTTTAGCACCTGCTGTTCTCATTTTCTCGCCACGTTTCTTTTTCATAGCGATATTATACCAAAGACCTTTTTTAACTTTTTTACCATCTTTAGTTGTATGATATTTACTAGCCATTATGCTATTGCTACCTTACACTCCAAACATGAAGCTTTAAATCTTGTATGTATTCTACAATGAGTGGGTTTTGGTGTAGGGACTCCTGTTAAAAAAATTTTAGGTGTTTTTTTAACAACTTCATCATCACATTTACATGCTTTAATATTAAATAGATTACAGATAAAACTTTTGATTGATTTGAACATTAATTTTTTTTTGTAAATTTATCGTAAATTTTAGAGATTTTTTTAGCGGCGTCGTATTTTATTTGCGGACTTGTAGGTGATTTATGTTTATCAACACGCTTAACAACATCTTCAAAATCTGCTCTTCTATTCTTTAAATCCTTTGCAATTTTAACAGACTTAATAGTATCGTTAGATTTAGGGAAAATATATTTTTTTAAAAGTTTACTTTGCCAGCCCATAATTTATTTGATTTCACAACCGTGGCCACGTTTAGCTGCGCCACCATGTTTGTAACCGGCTCTGCCGCCTTTTTTTAAACCAGCTCTAATTTTATTTGCATTGTCAAACGCACTAACTTTAGTGCCTGCTTGAGTTTCTAATGTTGGTTTATAACCTTGTTTATCTAAGTCTTGGTCTAGTTTTTTTTGTCTAAGATTGTTTCTAAATTTTTTGTTACCCCCACGAACATCCAAACTACCCATACCATCAATCACTACTTTTATTGGTGGAAAATCCATTTCATTTTTAGTTTTTTTCTTTTCTTTTTTCTTAGTTTTATCAGCCATAACTATTCTCCTTTAGATTCGTCTCTTCTATCTTTGAAAGACTGAGACTTAGTTGATTCTTTGCCATCTCTTTCACCTAAAGACTCATCTAGTCTGTCATTTGCATTTTGTTTCTTAGGTGTTGACTTTGCAGTCTTACCTGAGAATCTTGAGATGTAAGGTCTTGTTCCATAATCGTTTCTCATTTTTTATCTCCTTTTATTATTTTTTTAACACCGGTTTTTAGTCCTTGTAAAAGTTGTTTTGCTTCAGATAAACCCACAGCTTCTTTTATAAAAGGTTCAGCTATTTTTTTAACACTTTCTGTAACACCTTTACCGATATCTTTAAGTAGTTTTTTTTGTTCTTTTAAACTTGTCATAATTATTTTCCTTTTATCAGATGTGTTGCTTTAAGTCCATAGACGCTTGCAATTACTCCAACAAAAATTGTTTGATACCATAATGGTAAATTTCCAAAGTGTAGAAAGAATAACTCCATTTTTTCCATATGTACAGGATTATCTGACCAGACTGACCATCCCAACATTACGATGGGCACTGAAAGTAAGATCAAAATAAATTCGTCTTTCCAGTCTGATTGTCTAGATTCTAATAATTTTCCCTGGTAAGCTTCCTCACCACTGGCCATTTTAGATGCATGCATTAACTGAGCATCAGACATAGCCATTTTAGTCTTTTGCTTGTTAGCATAAATTTTTGACCCTGCCGAAACGGCTAATTTAATTGCCGATAACCACATGTTAATACCAAGTAGCTTTTTGAGGTTTTCTAGTTTTTGTACCTTTAACAGTTACTGTGTCACCTTGAGCAATATAATTTTTTCCTCTAATACTTGTTTTAGATCTAGGATCCATGTGCAAGTTTTGAGAAGGAATTTTTATATCAACTCCGCCACTAGCGTAACCATCTTTGTTTACTCCAACTGGTTTTGTTATTTTCATATTTTTCTCCTAATTGTTAGTATACTATCTTCTAGGCCCTTTCAAGACATTTACGTCTCTAGCCTTCATAGCATCTGAGGTTAATTTTACTTCAGCAGACATTTCTGATTTAGCCATGGCTGTATCGGCTCTTAAATGAGCTAATTCTTCATTTTGTTCTAATTTTGCTTCGTCTAACTGCTGGCCTTGTAAAAATTTAGTTTTATCTAAATTAAGTCTAGCCTCATCTTCTTTTGCCTTACGCTCTGCATCCATAGCTTTAAGATCAACTTCTCTTTCTTTAAGTTTTAATAATGGATCATGATCGAATTGGTCCGTAATAGATTTTTCTTCCTTCATAAAATCTTCAGTCATTTCAGCAATTAGAATAGCTTTTCTAGCTTCTATCTTTTGTGAAATTTGTTCAAACTGTTGTTTAGCTTGAGGATTCTGAACGGCAGCCTGTTGCATTTGTGGCAACATTTGCATTTCTTGTGGAAACTCTAATTGTACTTGTTCCTGAGCCATGATTGAAATATGCTCTAAAATGTTTTTCTCTAACGCTGCAGTTATACTTGGATTATTTCTAACAAAGTTAGAAGCCATAAAACTTAAGTGTGCTGTAACGTGGGCTCTGTGATCTTGACCTGGAAACGCTTGAAAAGGTTTTTGACCCATTGCATCAATATGTTCCAACGCCGGATCTTTCGGTTGATTTTGTGGAGGTGCAGGTAATATTGCATCAATATCTTTTACACCAATTGCTGAGTACATATTTCTGTAAGCCATATACATATTATGCATTTGTGGATTAGATTGAGCTAATTGTAATTGTGTTTGTGCCATTGATATTCTTTGACTCATTGAGAATATGTTTGGATCAGCTACCGGTAAAATATCTACCTTGTCATCAAAGTCTGTAACTTTAACATTTCTTGATGCTCCTGGAACGTCATAAGGATATTCCGGTGGTAAATAAGTTTTAAAAATATTTGAAAGTAATTTAAATTCGTTCTTCAATGAAGAGTAGAGTCTTTTATGGATTGCTGACATTACTCTTGAACCACGTTCTAATAGAGCTACAGTTGTCCCAACAGCTGCTTGTTGGTTCCCATCACCAACTTGCATGTCAGCAATTGATGCGAATCTCTGTCCTGCTTGAACTACAATCCCCATCAACTGTAATAATGTTTGTGATGGTTCTTTATAAGGTAAGAATACGAAAGCATCTTTTAGATTTCCACCTGGAGTATCTACATCTTTAAATTCTCCGGGTTGAATCGCTGTAGCGTCATCTTGAACTCTGACACCTCTTTGTTTAAATCCTGCTGGTAAATTTGATAACGTCCCTGCATCTAATAACTGACGGAGAGCCGCAGTTGCAGTACGACTTAATCCGCCAATCATATGAATTAATCCTAAACCATAAAAACCTAGTCCGGGCAGAAATTTGAAATGGACAAAATATTGGATTTTATTTTTCTTAGGATCTTCGGGCTTAAAGTTTCGTCTAATAGATAAAACTTTTCTGCTACCTTCATCGATTGTTACGATATAAGGTAATTTTATTCCTGTTGGCTCACCATCTTCACCAACGTCTTCGAATCCTTCTAAATCTAAATTAACGTGACACTCAATTAAAGTGTACATAGATTCTACTCTTTGAGATTTTGTAACACCTTCTATTTCTCTCTCTTTTTCTTTTAATTCATTATTAATTGAATCTTGGGGTTTTGCTAATTCTATATCAGAATAGAAACCCGCTACTTGTTGTTTTCTTAAATCATTTTCAGATATTTTTATAACATGGATGACTGCTTCCGCATCGTCTAATGAAGTAGCCGTGTACGGAACAACAAGGTCATCTGCTGGAACAAATTTTGATACTGCTCTGCCAAGCAAATCGTCGTAATAAACTTTTTTAAATGTTGAACCTGATAAAGGTAAATAAAATAACATTTGGTCAAACTCAGATTCATATTCTTTCATTTGATCCATCAATTGATAGTTCATAAAATTCTTAACTCTTTGAGCTTGTGCTTCTTTTGGAGGTGTTGTTGTACCCATAACCATAGTTCTAACGGGTCCATCTGAAGGTAATAATTCTTTATAAGCTAGTGCTTGAAACTGTGTAACTGCTTCCGCTAGAACTGGGTGAGTTGCACCTGAAGCTCCTTGGAAAGGTTCTGTTCTATTGTCATATTTAAAACCTAATAAATCTAAACCAGTAATATAAGTTCTTTCCCAATCTGCACGGGAAGTTTTATATTCCGCATAATCACTTTGTAATTGATTACCTATAATATCTGTAACGTCTTCAGGAAGAAGATCATTTAAATTTGCAAACGGATCACCTGAGTCTGGCATCTGTACTGCATTTGGATCAAAGTCGATAGTTGCTCCACCATCTTCTTCATCTATAATTTCTACTGGTCCCTTACCTAACTCGTCTGCAACATCCACCTCTTCAATTTGCTCTTCTAAAAGCTCATCTTCAGGTCGTTCGTTAGGGAGAGACTTATCTATATCTGCCATATTTATTCTCCTGTATTGGTTTATCTTGTTTTTTATCTTTAATCAACCCCTGAGAATTTGGTCCTTTCAAAGGAGGGATCTCCTTCCATTTAACATGTTTCATGTTTTTTACAAGTGTTGGATTGTCTTTAGTCATAATACTTTTTCATTAATCCAGCTAGTCCGCCGGTTGCCATTTTTTGACCCGCTCCATATATACCTCTATTATTTTCACTAGCCATACCCATTCTAATACGAGTTCCTTCACCAGGTTGTAATGTTCCAAATCTTGGATGAACATATTCTTGTTGTTTATAATGATTTAAAATTTCATCATTAGAAGGAGTGTATGTTTTATCATAAGGTGTATAACCAGGTATACTAAAATCTAGTTTCATTTTACCTTTTGCAGTCATCGGTCCTCTGCCTATATTTTTAGTTCTTGGTGCCGTGTTAACTAAAGGTTGAGGTCCACCAAATATTGTACTAGCTCCAGTTCGAGCTTTTTGTGCATCTTCATAGTCCTCCATTAATGCTTTGTTTTCTAGTTGTTTTCCCGATCCTTCTACAAAAGAAGATTCTTTTATTCTATTTACTTGTTCTGTAAATTTTTTTTTTGCAGTATCTATTTTTTCTTGTGAATTTATAGTATAGTTATCATCAAAAGCTCCATCAACTAATTGAGTGCTTTCCATCATGCTTATTCTTTTGTCTTCTTTTATTGCTTTTTCTATTTTCATTATCTCTAATGCATATTCTTTTTGGGAACCGGTAAGATTTCCTGATTGTAATAAATTTTTTTGTTTTGCAAATTCTTCACTGTAAGGCAGAAAAGATTTAGTAAACCAGTTACCAGCTAATGCTTCATCTAAAGGTTTGTTAAGTCTTAATACATCATCTGTAATAGACCCTACTTCATACGCAGCCATAAGTCCTAATGCACCAGGACCAACTAAGTTTTTAAGTTTTATCAGTTCTGCTGGATTTAACATTGAGATAGCCATCTTGCCACCACCGGATACAATTTTTTGAATTAAACCTCTTTCAACTTTTGTTCCACCACCTTCAAAAAGTAATTTTTGTAATTTTTCTTTACCACCTAGTTCTTTTATTTTTGCTTCTAATGATTTTTTACTTAATTCTATAATTTTTTTACCTTCTTCTGACGCAGGTTTTACATTTTTGTATTTAAATTTTTGACCTGTCTTTCCTTCTGATAT